TTTTCTACGTTTTTTCTTTGTACGTTTTCTTCTTTTTCTACGTCTTTTCTTTTTACTTTTTCTTCTTTTAGATTTTCTACGCGATTTTCTTCTACGTCTTTTGGAACTTCTACCGGGCCATCTTTTACCACCTTGTCCATCTCGTACAGCAGAGGCATATTCCGATTTGTCAATTTGTTCAGCATGCTCCTCTGCCTGTGTGGCTTCTTTCACTGATCCATCGGGATTAAAAAAGTCTTTAACGTTTGGGTGTGACATTATAATATTTAATTAGATTTAAATATTATTCTAAAATGAAAAGAATAAAAATATGATAAATAACTTAGTTGGAGTATGCAAGACCTCCCATACCACTCATGACGCGAAGGACATTGTAGTTGGTTGCGTAAACGCGGACCTTGGCGGTTGCGGCACTACCGATGGCAGCAGCGGAAACAACCAATTGAAGGGTTGCGTTATCAATTCTACTGAAGTTACAGGTTCCAGATGGCTGGTGTTCTTCTGGGCGAAGAGCGAATGAATAAACATTGATACCAGTGTCTGGGGAACGAGTGTGATGTTGGAAAGGTTGGACCAAATCGAAGTAGGTACCTTCACGCTCACTGAATCGGTCTTGACCGTTCAATTGAAGTTTTGCGGTAACTACTGGATTTTCACCCCAACAGTGCATTTTCAAGGAAGTTTCAGCAAGAACGAATGCTCCAGCATCAGAAACACCGTTGGTTACACCGGCACGACCCAAATTACCCGAAAGTTCATCAATTTCAACAGAGGCAGAATTTGCGCTGTTAGCATTAGGGTCAGAGAAAAGACCGTGTGCGTTGATAACAGAGGTGTTGGATGCGGCGTTAGAAGCACCGGCCAATTGAACACTGGAACTGAAAGCACGGATACTGTTTGGAAGAGCATCAATTGCGTCAGTGTAGTTAAATGGCTGAGCACCCAAAGCCATGTTAAGAACTTTAGTTTCAACGAAACTATCACAATAACTTACGTTATCGTCAGGTTGGACAACCCAGATCAATTCTTTACATGGATGATTGAAGTTCAATTTGATTTTGTTGGATGAGGATCCGATGGATTCATCACCAGTGAATTGAAGCTGTTCAATCAAGTATTCGTGTGGGTTTTGGGCCATACGTCTACGTTCATCAGTATCCAAAAAGATGTAATCAACGTAAAGGGAAGCAGCAACCAAAGATTTGGAGTAAGCAGCAGTGCATTTTACGTTTTTGCCTGGGGAAGCGGATTCACCAACTTGGGTAACCGCAAACAAGCATTCATCCATAGGACGGATTTCGATGTTAATTTTAACTTCGTGGTATTGCAAAGCAATCAAAGGCAAAGCAAGACCTGGGTTTCTACAGAACCAGAATTGAAGAGGGACATAAAGAGTCGTTTCTGGAAGAGCGTTTCTTGGAGCACATACTGCTTCAGGAACAGCTGCGGCACCACAAGCAGTTGCTACATCAGCAAAGTGTGGGTCAGTCAAGAAAGTAAGTTGCGTGGTGTTACCGATCATTTTGTTGTAACCATCTTCTTGTTCAGAAGTAAGAGTCAATTGGTTCCAGATGTGCATGAAGTCACCATATTGACGGTCGATTCTTTGACCACCAATTTCTACTTCAACCATAGATATCAATTGTTCACCTGGACAATCCAACCATCTTGCGTAAACGTTACCGCCAGCATTATCGTCTTGGTTGATTTCAGGAAGAGTAATTTGTAAGTAAGTTCTGTATGCTAAGTCACCATTTCTGGAAACAGTGCATTGAACACGACGACCGAAATCGGCTTGCCCGTTGAAAGTTTGTTCAATAGATTCCATTGCGAAGTTCGTGTGTCTTCTGTAGGTCACTTTCCAAAAAGTGATTTGGGGATTACCCGTAAGATACACATCTTGTGCACCGTAAGCTACTAGTTGCATTAGACCACCGCCCATTTTATAATATTGCTAAAGAAAAAAAAATTTTGGAAATTTAATTAATTAATTAATTAATTAATTAAGTATAATAAAAACTCATATATTTGTGATATCGAAGTTTTCCTGCATAAACCGTGTTAAATATTCGTCTAAATAAACTTCTTTTTTACCTTCATGGTTCTTTTTGAATATATATAATTCACCTTTTTTTGAAACATTCCACCCGTTTTCTAAAGCTTTGTAAATAAAAGTCATTTTTCTAAATTTTAATTTATCTATAGTTATATTATTAATGTTTGGTCCATCGATATGAATATCACTCATTTAATTATAAATAAGAAAATTTATAATTAAAAATAACATAAACATATATATATTAATGCCAAATTTCAAACCAAAGGCCAGTAAAAAAATATGCATTAATAAAAAGTCTATAGTAACACTGGATAGTAAACATAATGAAAAGATACGGGAATTTTTAGATATTAGCAATAATATATTGCCTCGTTTAAAAAAACAGAAATCTAACTTGAAGAAATTATTAATTAAAAAGAAAGATATTGGTGAAAAACTGGAGATTCAAGATGAAATTTTAAGGATTAGAAAAGAGATTAAAAAAAAGAAGAAAGAGAAGAAAAATTATTATTTATTGAATTCGGATTATATTTTTGAATATTTTGAAAGGAAAAAAAATATTTCAAAAGGAAAATCAAAAAAAACAATAGTATTAAATAAATTTTTCAATAAAAACATCGAAAAAAAGAAAGATAATAAAAAGGAAACAACAAATATAAATAAATATTTGACAAGTATTGATGAAAGTTTTATAGATATTAACAATTATGTTATTGATTATGAAAAATGTAAAAATTGTGATGGGGAATTGATACCCGTCGAATCAGAAGGTTTGATAATATGCAATAAATGTGGGCAATATATGCAATATTTAATAGAACACGAAAAACCTTCTTATAAAGAACCACCTAAAGAAGTATGTTTTTATGCATATAAAAGAATTAATCATTTTCGTGAAATATTGGCTCAATTTCAAGCTAAAGAAACTACACAGATTCCAAAAGAAGTATTGGAGAACATTAAATCTCAAATAAAAAAAGAAAGGATATCATTAAAACAAATAACAAATATTAAAGCTAAAGATATATTAAAAAAATTAGGTTATAATAAATATTATGAACACATACCGTTCATTAAAGATAAATTAGGGATAAAACCACCCGTTATGAGTCCGGAATTAGAAGATACATTATGTAATTTATTTATGGAAATACAAAAACCCTATTCAAATCATTGTCCCGACGACCGTGTTAATTTTTTAAATTATTATTATGTTTTATACAAAATGTGCGAATTGTTGGGGGAGGTTGGGTTTTTGGCTTATTTCCCGATGTTGAAAGATCCAGTGAAAAGAATAGAACAGGATGAAATATGGAAAAAAATTTGTAAGGAGCTTTTATGGGAATTTATCCCTACTATATAGAATCTAATTGTTCTCTTCTATTTACCATAGGATATAATTGTTCATCAAGTTTATATCTTAATAAAGCAGCAAACCCTGCTGTAGAAAAGACAAAACAATGCCATAATGAGTGAAATTTTATATATATATCGTTATACCATTCTTTCCTAGCAATAGAATACATAATTATGGCCGTGATACCACAAGAAAGAAATAAAAAGGATAGACATTTAAACCGCAATAAATATCTCCAAATAGTTCTCCATTTTATCATTATTATAAAAAAACTACATATTGATAAATACCAAGTAATAATTAAATCGCGATTTAAATTTTCCCATAAATAAACTATTAAAACTATATTTTCCACGGCAAAACTTGTTATATAAAATTGTGGTTCTCGAACTCTTGAACCATATAATACGGTTGTAAATATTAAACTTGAGCAAGCATAACCATCTAATAAAGCCCAATTATCATAATCATAATCGCTGGTAAATACTTCATCTTCGGGCAATGAATGATGCGAATGATATAAAAGAGAAAAAGTTACAGCATATATGAATTTTATTAACATAAAAATACTAGCAGCATCTTTGCGTCTTTTCCAACTCCATATAAATACACCCATTGGAAATAAAGCAGTACAATGTGTTGTTAATAACCATGTATCTAACATTATAATAATAATCTTAATATCTTTATGTAATCTATTTAAATACTTTAGTGCAAATTATTTAATGCATTCAATATGGTTTCTCATAATAAATATGATATTCATTTTTTCTCTTTATCGGGTGGTGGATTTTTATTTATCCTTGAGTTATGAAAAATTTAACGAATATGATATTAAAAGAAAGAACTATATAATAAAAAATTTTATAAAATCATATATTTTATATTATATTTCTGTAGCTACAATACCGCTGGTTCCAATGGTATTATTAAATATAGGCGATGTAAATAAATTTTTACACTTCACCGGATTTTTATATTGTTCAAATGATACTGTTGCCTTATTTAAAAATATGAATATGTCGTATTCTACAAAAATCCACCACATAATAAGCACCACTTTATCTACTATAAATATTTTTGTCGATTCATTGAGGGATAATAATATAACAAAATTAATGTCTATATATTGCTTATTGTCTTGTTACCCTTATGAAGTGAATTATTGTTTGGGTATGAGGTTTTTATTGGACAGAACCAAAGAAAAAAAAATGAAAAAATTGGCGTTCATAAAATATTCGTGTTGTTGTTTTATAAATTGGTCCATCCATTCAATATATTTAATTTATAATATAAGAAATTTGAATATTGTTATGGTAGGTTATTATAGTCTTATTGTTTTTATAGTATATGATGATATAGTGTTATTAAAATGGTTGAGAAATTAGATCTTTTCCATCTTTGAAAATCTTCCTCCCCCAAGAGCATTTTGCTCCATGGATTGTTTTTTCAACTGAATACGTTCCTCGTTTGTTATTTTAGGTTTCAAGATTTGAGCCATCATGTCTTTATAGCTTTGTTTCTTCTTCTTCTTCTTCTTCTTCTTCTTTCCATTTACAATAGGTGTTTCAATAGTAGGCATTTGATTAGAGTTGGTATCCATGTTAGTATCCATAATTAGTTATATATAATTAATTATAGATTTTTAATTCAATTTTATTCTTTATCATCTTTGGGCAAGAGAGATTTTAACTTGGGTTTATCATTATTTTTAGATGTAATAATATTATCACCTTCAAATAATTCCTTTTTAATATCCGCGCTTGTAATATTTTCACCAGTTAGCGAGTTTTCGATAGTATTATTTACACCATATAAATTACCTTCTTTATCGATATTTTGTGTTAATTTATTTTTGTTTTCCTTTGCTAATTTGATATTTTCTTCAATGGCCTTTCTTTTGGTTTCCAAAACTCTTTTTTCAAATTCTTGTTTGGCCTTTTCTTCATTCTTATTTTTTTCACTCATTAATTGATTCAATTCTTCTTCCATATATTCAACGCGCCCGGTTTTATATGCTTCTGGATCCCATGGCATCCACATTCCAATCGGTCCCACATATACATTATGATTTGGGTCTACTTCTCGTAATAATTTACATCTTAATTCAGCTTCACCCTGTGTAGCATATACACCTCTAATTTTCAAACCTCTTGTATTTGTTTGAAAATTGTGTGTTGTGTCAAAATCATCTTGTAATCTTTGTTCGTTATTATCAACAAATGTTTTATAATCATTTCGCAATTTTTCAGAATTAAATGAATCCTTCTCACTTTTTAAAAATTCCTCAAAGTCTGTAATTAAATCGTTAAATTCCAAATTATATTTAAACCCCAGAAAACTTAAAAACTGATGATATTTTTCAATGGATTTAGAAAAATCAAAATATTTTAGGAATTCTTGAAAAAAGAACCTATTTTTATCTTCCAATATGTTCTCTGGAGATACAAAAGAAATACAAGCATATTTTTGCCCCGAAATAGGTTTATCCTCGTCCAATAAATCTATATATTTAGGATTTTCATTCCCGTTAGGTAATTTTTGTCGTTCAAAAGCCATAGAAGTCATTTATACTTTATTTTATTTTTAATATTTAAGTTATTTTAAACCTAATTATTTTTTTCTATATAGTTAATATAAATGTCTGGATTAGGTGATATGGTTGACTTAGGCGAATTAGTTCGTCGCGCAGTTAAATATCTTGTTGAAGGTATCATGGTAGCAATTGCCGCTTATGCTATCCCAAAGAAATCGTTAAATGTTGATGAAGTTATGTTGATTGCTCTTACCGCTGCTGCTACATTCAGTATCTTGGATACATACGTACCATCAATGGCTGTAAGTGCCCGATCTGGTGCTGGATTTGGTATAGGTGCTAACTTGGTTGGTTTCCCACGATAAATAAAAAATATTAATTAATAATTATTATTAATATTTTTGACTATATAAATAAATTAATTCTTTTTGTCCTAAGCTATCTTGTCTAACTGTATCTTTACTCATACTATAATCAATAAAGTTGAATCTTTTTTTTAATAGTATAATATCAATTTTAGATTTTATAAAATGCCAACTTTTAGGTCTTAAAGCATCCAAATCATCCACAACTATTTTACCACAATTTGAACCATATGCTTTTAAAGCAAAATCAGCACCTTCTGGTGGAGTGGGTTGTCCATCTTCGTCTTTAGGACCATTCTTCAAAAATTCAAAATCTTTATGTGTTTTTGCATATTCTATAATCTCTCTTTTTACATCTTTCTTTTTCCAAATTTGAAAGCAACATTTTGCCCCCATCTTTGGTTCAAAACAACACGGCTTCATTGGTAAATCTTCATTATAAATCAAATGAAAGTCTAAGTTTAATCTATTTTGAACAGACACCCTTTTAAACGTTCTTGGAACTATAAATGCTATTACTTCAGCATATTCAGCCGATTTATTAAAGAATTTAACAGCCAATGAACTTATTTTCCCAAAAGGTGGATTCCCTATTACAAGATATTTATCCACACCATCTTGATATAAACCAGACATATCCAAGGTTAAATAATCCATTCGCATAATACCCGGATATTTAGGGTCTAAATCAATACCGCGTCTTTTATCTATGGGTAATAATTTATAAAAATTACCTGTTCCGGCTGATGGTTCTATAAACCAATTAAATTCATTGATATTTACTTTATTTTGTAAAGTTTTCCAACATTGTTCTGCTACTTCCATTTTGGTGTAGAATTGGTCCATTAATAATATACTATACATGTTTATTATTAATTCAATTTTATTCAAACATTTTACTTTCATCCATAACTTTCCATTTTAATAGTTCATTCCATAATTTATCACCTTTTTTAGTACGTAAAGCATATTCAAATTTCTTATCTTTATTTTTTTCAACGGTATCTGATGTTATTCTTCCATTTTCTTTAATCGTGCCGTGCGCATATCCTCCATATTGTGGTAATAAATTATATACTTCATTTGCCGGCATTTTGAAATAATGATATTCTCCAAATTCACCAACAGTGTGGTCATAGCATAGAAATAAGTAAAGCTGTATATTGTGGTGTGGTCTCAATTGAACAAAATTAAATTTTGTCCCACTTTCACCACCCAAAGAAACTTTAATTTCAATATATTCTTGGGTTTTTTCACTATATGCATCACCACAACACTTACTTGCCGATATTTTGTTTATATTGAATTTTTTACATATGTGACTTTCTAAAATCGGGGAAGAAGATTGCGATGGAAGTTCCGATTTACATAATATACAACAATGTAATGTATTTACTGCATCCTTAATTTGTTTTTTAATATCATCTTTTGATGGACCTCTTAAACGTTGTATTGCTCTTGTTAATAACATTTTTACTATTGAATTAATAATTTATAATATTAATTCAATTTTATACGTATGAAGGTATATCATCCACATTAAATACTTTCGCTTTCTTCCCTATTTTCTTTCTTGAGCTTAAGAATTTATTAAAAATATTGTCCTTTTCTCTACCAAATTCATTTTCAGGTGTATGGTTATGAACTGTTCTGGCGATCATTTTGTATAATTTAAAATCCGGATATCTCTCTTCACCGTGTTTTTTATATAATATATTTCTTCCTTTATCATCTTCACACCATCTTGCAATGGTTAACGCAATTGGGTCATCTTCTTCTTCAACATCATCAATATCATCGAAAAAATAATCAAATAAAGAACAACCTAATCTACATAAATCAAAACTATAATTTGGTTCTAATCTTGGTTTTTTTTCATTGAAATACGGCTCCGTATTATATTGCGTACTTGCGTCCCCTTTTGGATGAAAACTATCACTCATAAATTTTTTACCACTATGTCCGTAAATAGCTCTACCAAAATCAATTATTTTATAAATTTTTCCAAATGTAGGAACACGGTATAGTTTGTTTTTATATTTATAATTCAAATATTTTTTATCCGTTTTGATATACATTATATTATTTGAATGTAAATCATTATGGGTAAAATTATACATCTTTTCATATACTATTAATGATATACTTACTTGTAATAAACAAGACCTCCATTCGTCTATAGATAATTCATTTTCTTCGTTGTCTAATAATGAATCAAGAGTATTATCCATCTTTTCTAAGCATATAATTTGAACAGGAAAATTGAAAATTTCACCTTTAATATATTCATTACTCATATTTGAACTTGAATATTCTGAAATATCACTATTGGTACAACTTTCTAATGAATTTTCCGACATATCCATTTCTTCATCCGAACATTCCTCGTCTGAAGTATTTGATGAACGTGAAGAACACGCCGATTCTGTTTCTTTTCTACTTTGTAAATTATTACTTACATCCATTTGTAATTCAATAGCTTTTGAATTATGTAATTCCAAGTTTTTTTCTGTTAATTCAAACACATCTCCAAAAATTTCATCGTTTAATTCATTAACGTTTAAGTTAATATCTTCACCATTCTCCAAAGATAATTTCTTACGATGTGTTCTTGAAGCATCAGACAACATTTCTTCGTCTATGTCTTCTGTTTTAAATAATTTATCTATGTTTTCATGGAAATAATTAGAATCATATAAATATTCCAAATCATCGCATATATTTAAAAAATGAGCATTTTTAACACCTAAAAACGAGCCATAAAAATCTAAACCATTTGGAAATTTATGTTTGTGTAAAGCAACACTACTCAAATATGAAAAAAAACTATCCACATAAGCTGAATTATTATAGTCAAGCACTTTTTTTGAAACAATATTATCGTTTAATTTAGGAAGTGTTATTCTCATATCATCTGTAATGTTTGTATATTTACCAACCATATATTTAATCGGGTCTAATAATGGGCTAAATTTAAAAAAAGATTCTCTGGACAATGAATTATTATCTGTATCTTTCAATTCTATAGAAAAATTATTATCATCTATGATTTTTTTAACATTACTAATATTGTATTTATGATTTAAATTAACACTATTATATGTATTTTCATTCAACGAGAAAAACTTTTCATATATAGGTATGTAATTTTGAACTTTATCAAAGCCACAATCTTTCTTAAATTTATTGAAAAGTTTTGTATTATTATTTTTTTTGTAAGATACTACAAACATTAATATAATTAGAATAATTATTTGTTTATTTTGTTTTTTACCTAAAGTTTTATGTTTAAAACACAATTTTAATTTCAAATATAATAATAATATGAATTTGGAATTAAAAAAGTTTGATATGCGAAATATATCATTTAAACCAGGAGAAACACAGGGACCTGTTATCGTATTAATTGGTAGAAGAGATACCGGAAAAAGTTTTTTAGTAAGAGATTTACTATATTATCATCAAGATATTCCAATAGGTACCGTCATTTCAGGAACAGAAGCGGGTAATGGATTTTATGGAGCATTAGTTCCAAAATTATTTATCCATGATGAATATAATTCTGCTATAATTGAAAATATTTTAAAAAGACAAAAAATGGTTTTAAAACAGGTAAAAAAAGAAAAACAGGCTTACGGTAAGAGTAATATAGATGCTCGTGCTTTCGTGATTTTAGATGATTGTTTATATGATAATGGTTGGGCTCGTGAAAAATTAATGCGTCTTCTTTTCATGAATGGAAGGCATTGGAAAATTATGCTTGTAATTACTATGCAATATCCTCTTGGTGTTCCTCCTAATTTGAGAACAAATATAGATTATACATTTATTTTACGCGAACCTTATTTAACAAATAGAAAGCGTATTTATGAAAATTATGCGGGTATGTTTTCTACATTCGAATCCTTCTGTCAAGTCATGGATCAATGCACTGAAAATTATGAATGTTTAGTTATATCTAATAACGCAAAATCAAATAAATTAGAAGACCAAATATTTTGGTATAAGGCTTCGTCGCACAATGATTTCAAATTAGGTTCTAAAGAATTTTGGGAATTATCAAAAGATTTGGGATCCGATGATGAAGAAGAAGGATATGACCCAAACGCGTTTAATAGTAAAAAAGGTCCCCGAATTAATGTTAAAAAAAATAGTGGTTGGTAATATATTAAATCTAACTTTAATATATTATGAGTTCAAGAAAATCAAAAGCATCGCAAAAATCACGAAAAGTAAAATCAAAATCAAGAAAATCAAAAGCATCACAAAAATCTCGTCAAAGCAGAAAACAAAGCAAAAGGTTAGGACGAGAAATTGAATTATCAAAAGAAATGAGTAAAAGAATGTCCAAGAAAACGCCAATGATTGCTTCTTCACACGGTATTAATTTATTGAAGCGAAGCAAGCGTAATATGTCTAAGGGAAGACCATTAGCGTCCGCAAGAGATTTTTTATTAGCAACAAGTATATTAACTGCTGCTTTAAGTCCATATGACCCGCACCCTATGGCCAAAAAAAGTCAAATAGCACCAGATACTCAAGTCCATTTGGATTGGCATAAAGGTCAATTTCCAGATAAACAATTAACATCCAAACAATATAAGAAACTTATGAAAAGAAGTAAAAAAGGAAAAAAATTAGCAACTATACAAGAAGGTGGTAAATGGTCATTGAAATATAAAAGAAAGATTAATTGTAAAAGACCAAAAGGGTTCTCTCAAAAACAATATTGTAAAAGAATTTCAAAGAAGAAAAAGAAGAGACGTACAAAGAAAAACCGAAAAAAAAGAACTAAAAAAAGACGAAGAAAATAATAACATGATAATGTAATAATGCCTTTACCTTATCATGCAGGAAAAGCAAAATTGGCGAAAACAATATCAAAAATGGTATATAAGAAAGCAGAAGAAAATCCATCTATAAAAAATTATGCCGAACCTTTTAGTGGAATGGCGCGCGTAGGAATTCAAGTTATGGAGGATGATAAAAATAAAGTATTTAAGAAATATATTTTTAGCGATGTTAATCCAACAATAACTGTATTATTTAAAGCATTAAAGAAAGGTTGGTTACCAAAAACAGGTGCGATTACTCAAAAAAAATGGGAAAGTTATAAGAAAAATAAAAAACCCTCTGCTCAAAAATCATTTGTGGGTTATACATTGGGATTCGGTGGTCAATATTTGGGCGGTTCTAAACCCTGTGCTAATAAACACTCTGTTAAAACACATAGTGTAACAGATTGGACTGAGATTATGTTGAAAAGAAAAAAGAAATATTTGAAAGGATTGCAACCATATTTTAAAAGTTCAAAGTTCATGTACAAAGAAAAAAGTGTATTTGATTTGGATTATAAAAATACTATTATATATTGCGATCCTCCTTATGTCGCTACAGCTTTCAGGGCAAAGAAAATATGGGATAAAGATAAGGAAAAGAAATTATGGGATACTATAAAAAAATGGTTAGAACCTTCCAAAAATAACATAGTCATTTTATCGAATAGTAAAAGAACAAACAAAACGAAAGGTTTGAGGGTGAAAAAAATATACGAGGATGATGTTGAGTATGGTAGTTGGAAAAAGAATTGGAAAAAAAGAAAGGAAATGATATTTGAGGTAGTTAATACGAGTGGTAGAAAGACGCGTAAGAAACA